CAATCATGGTAACAATCATGGTAACAATCATGGTAACAATCATGGTAACAATCATGGTAACAATCATGGTAACAATCATGGTAACAATCATGGTAACAACTAGCATTTTTATGTTAGTTTTATAGTTTAAGTTAAAAAAAACTGATTTTTTTATTATTATTTAATTAGTATTTAATAAAATCTGCTCCTTTCCACCTCTCACGCAAGATGGATAAGCTCAAGTCTCATAGCACCCCTTCTCGTGCTATTGCCGATATTCTTTTCGCCGAGATCCATTGTCAAAAGAAGATCGTAAAACTCTATGAGGAGGATTGTGAAAGACTAGAAGCGGAGAAGAAACTTATGGGGGAGAAGACCTCTGATATGTCAAAGCGGTTCATCAGCATTATCGCTGACTACCATAAACTCTTGCTGAAGCGTGACCACCAGATTGGCGTTCTCACCGATTTTATTAAGAAGGAGGGACACAAGTTTCTGTTGGCGGAGAAAGCAAAGAAGGAAACGAAGGAAAATTCCCAAGCTGTTGAAGCGGCGAACATGGTGAGCGACGCAGAAGAAGAAAGAAACTCGGTAAATGAGGAGGAGATCAAGGGGTTGATTTTGAAGCACACAACTTACCCAACCGTTCGTCTTCAATCCATACTTATGAGTATTGAGGATATGTGTCAAAGACTCAAATTACCAGAACAGATTTACTTGGATGTATACAAATTCTTTCAAATGAATTTCGACGACATCCGAATGCTGAAGGAGTTTTACACTTTGAAACGCCTTGAGGAGCAGAAGAAATTACTAACAGATGATGTCAAGGAGAACAACTAGAATTTTTGTGTTAGTTTTATAGTTTAATTTAAAAAAACTGATTTTTTTATTATTATTTAATTAGTATTTAATAATACTATGAAAAGAACTCATGAAAAGATGTCTAAGACTACAAAGTTCAGTTCTAACGTTGAACGATTAGATTGGGATTTGATTATTAACATGTTAAATAACAAAGAAGGTATTTTATTGGGAAAAGGTAGTTATAGCAAAGTATATTGGATTTCTTATAAAAAGACAGAGATTGCAATTAAAGTTAATAATTCAATACCAATTACAGAAGAATTTTATGATGTTTTTACAGAAGCATTAACAAATTTTCATATAAGAAGTCCTAATATTGCCAACTATCTTGGTTTTTATATTGATAAAAACAAATGGAAAATATATATTGCAATGAAATATTATCATGGGAGAACTTTATTACATTTTATTAGAAATAAAGAAGATAAAAAAGAAGAAATTAAAGAAAAAACTGTAAAAACAATATGTTATTCTTTATTGAATGGTATTAAGGATTTAAATAATCTTGGACTTTTTCATCGTGATATTAAACCATCAAATATACTTTTAAAATATCCTAAAATAAAAAATTTTAAAGATATTAAGATTGGTGATTTAAATTCAATATCAAGAATAAATACAGAAAAAAATATTGTAACCAGATGGTATAGACCTTTAGAGGTTGAATTAAAATCTAGTTATGGTAGAAATATAGATATTTTTTCTATTGGTTGTATTTTAGTAGAACTACTAACAAAAAAACCTATTTTAAAAAGTGAAAAAGATGGGGAATTACATATAATTGAAATCATTAAAAAGTTTGGTAATTTTTCAGAAGATATTATTGAATATTTTGATGAATTAGAATTAGATTTAAATTTATGGGATACTGCTAAAAATTATAATAAAAAAAATAAACATGAAAATGAAATATTTAAATTAATAAATAATTTAAATATTTCTAATGATTTAAAAAATATTATAAAAGATTGTTTAGAATTAAATCCTTTAAAAAGACCTATGGTAAATAAACTTTTAGAAAATGAGTATTTTAATGAATTTAAAGCAAAAGAATTTAAAAAAGTTTTATTACCAAAAGTTTTTTATCCAAAAATTAAAAATAATAGAACTTTTATAGAAAATTCTTTAATAATTAAATATATTAAACAGTTTCGTTATTCTTTTGTTACTTATTTGATATCATTTGATATTTTTAAAAAATATTCAAACTTATATTTAATTGATAAGGATAATTTAGAGATAGTAATAATAATTATAATAATGATTTCATGTGCTTTTAATACTGATTATGATTTAAGTAATTATGATTTATTAAAAAGTTTATCTAAAAATTCTTTTTATAATTTATATCAATTTCGTAATAATATTAATATATTTACTAAAATGCTACATAAAAATAATATATTACCACAAGGTAATTATTATAATACACTATCAAAATTTTGTAAAAGCAAACTTTTTATATTTATGTATTTAACTGAAGAAAATATTTGTAATGATTGTTCTATTATTGAAAAAATAAATTATACGAATGAAGTTCATAAAAAACTTATTCTAAAAAAGAATTACATTGATATAATAAAAATAATTAATGTAAAAGATAGCATGTTTCTTAAAGAATTTTATCATAGAATAAAAATAAGTGGATTATCAAATATAATTAAAGAAGAAATTTAAATAATTAATAATTATATAAAACCTTAAATGGCATTTTGTGGAAGAAAGGTTGAATATCCATATATTACAGTTTCCCATTTGGATAAAAATAGTTTAAAATCTCATTATGCCTTTGTTGGTTTAGAAATGATGAAAAAATATAATTTAAAAGACTATAAAGAAACATTAAAAAATAAAAAAGAAGAATTAAAAAAAGATTTTGGAAATTTTAATATTAACCTATGGTTAAAAGCAATTCAGAATAATGAAAAATTATTTTTTATAAATAATAGAATTTGGTTAGATGATACTATTTTTAATATTAAATTAAAAATTTTTTATTATTTATCAAACAAAGAAAATTACATACTTCCTAATAATCAAGAATTATGGATGTTAATAGATAATAAAAATGTTTTATTAGACCATCTGTATTATACAGAGATATCAAATGATATTAAATATTTACATTATGAACCTTCTATTTATAGTAAACAAGAAGTAGATAATGATTTTATCACAAAAGATGGTGAAAAAACAAGTGAAAAAATAAAATTAAAAAATAATAATAAACTTATTTTAAATGATAGAATAAATAATCTACCTTTTAATACTCAAATATTTTTATATGACATAAACGATGAGATAAAATCTTTAAAATCTTTTGATTTTTCAAATAAAAAAATATTAAATGGATATTTATATAAACATTGGCCTTTTTTTAAAAAAAACCCAACTAATACTACAAAATTTTATAATGATTTAAAAACAAAAATGCCAATAAGAAATAAAATAATATCATCGATTCGTGATGAAAAAATTAAGATTAAGAAAAAACTTATATTTGAAGACTGTTTAATATGGAAAATGAGTTTAATGTTAAGACCACCAATAGAAGATACCCCTTATAGACTTTCTATAATTTATAATTATTTAAGAACTCTTTTATCAAAAGAAATACCTTTTATATATTACATAAATCATTCTGATTTAATACCATCTGTTAGTATTCACGAAAAAAGTATTCAAGATAAATCTATTACAAAAAAGCGTTTAGAAAGTTGGATTTATAAAAAGACAACTGATAAAAAAAGAATTTTAAAAAAGAAACCAAAATTAAATTTTAAATATTTATCATATGTTTCAAAAAGTGGAAAACCAAAATATACAGATGTTAGTATTATTAAAAACGGACAAATTGAAATTCAATTATCATTAGAAGAAGATTCTGATACTCATGTTAAAGATGTTATTAGTTATATTAATAATATTTCATCTATTATTAAAAAAATAAATAATTGTTTTTTAAAAAAACAAAAACACAAATTATTATATGTTCCAGATATTGAAATTAAAAATGATGAATTTGTATTATCTAAATATACAAGTATTCAATATTACCAAACTCTTAATAATTTTAAAACAGAAGAAAAATTAGATTTTAATTCGTTTATAGAGTTTTTAAATAAATATAAACCATTTGTAGATACTACTTTTACAGAAGCAAACAAAGATATTATTACTGTTACTTACAATAGAACAAGTAATTATGCAGAAAAAGCTTTAATATTTGAATTTATTTCAAAAGAAAAATCTTTAGAAACTGAAAATGAAAAAATAGTTGAATTAATAATTAAAAACTTTGGAATTCCAAGAAATGAATCAGAACAATTATTAAACGAATGGGTTATTTTAAAAACAGATATACAAATAGCAAAGGTGTTATTGAAGCAACCTGGTATTAAGATACAGATAACAAAATCAAGTTTATATGATGACAATAATTTTATATATAAGTTATCTATTGCTGGTTTAAAAAAATTATTTTTATTAAAAACATCTTTTTCATTTATTAAAAATTCATTAATATTATTTTTTAATCCTGCAAAAAAAGAAAAAATATTTCAAAATAAAGAAATTGATATTAATTTTGGATTTGGTGATAATACAATTAAAAGTATATCGTATGATAAACCTTTAAATCAAAATAATATTAATACAGATAATTTTTTAAATTCTAATAAAATATCATCAATTTATTCTTCATCAAATGGAATTGATATGACAAATGAAAGTAAATTAGACCCAAAAATAAAACTTAAATGTTCTAAAGAAGAAAATAAGATTGTAGAAAAAGGTATATGTAAAAATATATGTGATTTTCCTAATTTTAAATTAAATAGATTACATAAATTTGTACCATCATTAACAGCTTATAAACCACCTCCAGACCAAGAACCATATTCAAGATATTGTAGTGAAAAAAGAAGACCTATTATTGTTACTAAAAATATGTTTAATAATCCGAAACTTGATAAAAAATCATATACACATAGACTTGATTATAAAGCAGGTGAAGATAAAAAAGAATTTAGTTATATATGCCCCACTGTATGGTGTCCCACTTGTGAAATACCTATACCTTTAGAAAAAGTAACTGATATAAAAATAAAAATTGTTGGAAAAGGTGATAAATGTGAGTATGGGATATGTCCTCATGGAAATCATAATGTTTTAATTAACAGAAATAATGATAAATATCCTGGTTTTTTAACACAAGTTAAGACACCTCGTGGTAAATGTATTCCTTGTTGTTTTGGAATATCAAGGCTTACTAAAAGTGATTATAAAAGATGTTTAAATATTGAGGATGGGGAAACTACAGATATTAAGTATATTGGTAGAAGAGATAAATTAAAATTACCAGAGGGTAGATATGGTTTAATTCCAAAAGAAATACAGTTATTTTTAGAGCAAGAAGAAAACCAACCTGGTAATTTAAAAAATGGTTTTAATGGTTTTGTTAGAAAAGGAGTAAAATTATCTAATAATAATTCTTTTTTAAATACTATTTTAGATGTTTTATCAATATGGAATAATAAAGTTATAACAAAAAAAGATTTAATAGATATGGTTTTTCCAAAAATTACAAAACAATTATTTGGTTCTTTATCTGGAGGAATAATAAAAAGAGTTTTTAAAGATATTGAAACATATAAAAAATATTTATCTGGTAATAAAATAGAAAATATTTTTATATGGGATTTATTTTCAAGACCAAATATTTTAACAAAAGAAGGATTTAATATTATTATATTTAGAACACATTCTATCTTTTGCCCTTACGGACAAGATCCAAATGAACTATATTCATATGATAGACCAACTTTTTTATTATTTAAATTTGAAAATGTTTATGAACCCATATATAGATTAAAATATGACGACCATAAATTAACAATTTTTTGTTTTCAAAACTCTTTAGAGCCATATATTAAAAAAACACTAGACCATTTAATGGAAGGGTGTTCTCCATATGATATTATTGATTGGGATAAACTATCAAGTAATTCTAAAAATTTAGAAAAAAAAGAAGATGTAAGTTTATCAAAAACAATAAAAGAATTAAAAAATAAATTTGATATTAAAATACAAATTACAGATAAATATTCTAAAACAACAGGTATTATATTACAGAATAATTTATATCTTCCTGTTAAACCAAGTAGAATAAGTTTAAAATATCCATATTTAGAAAAAATAAAAGATACTGATATGCCAGTGTTGGATATTAATAAAACTTTAAAATTATTAGAAAATGTTTATAAGAAAACTAATTTACCAGTAAAACCAAAATATTTATTATTAAATAAGAAAAATAAAGATAGTGTAATTGGACTTTTATTAGAAACTAACAGAATATTACCTGTTAAACCAATTAGTTTAAAAAAAGTTTCTAGTAAATTAAAAATT